AACAGCCAGCCAGCGACAAACTCATTCGCTACTGCGGGCACGCCAATCACAGGTACCGGCTATTACGCCTCGCCTGCGCAGATGGGCTGGACGGGTAGTTTCGACGACTACGTGCTTGGCAACGCACTTTTCTCAAGCACGAACGTTGGCCAGACGGCGCAGCCGATTCGGGCCAACTTCGGAGGGTTTCTCTCCGGAAACAGAAGCGTACTCCAGATGTACTGCGAAAACTTCGATGGCATAAACGCTGTGAGCGTCAATGGGCGAACTCTTTTCGCCTCTCGCCCAATGAAACCCTTATAGGACCTCAAATGGCTAAACAGACGATCAACCTCGGTACGGCTCCGACTGGCGTGGGCGGTGATACACCGCGAAGCGCAAACACCAAGGTCAACCAGAACTTTGACGAGGTGTATCAGTTACTCGGCAATCTCGGCGACGCATCGACCAAGAACGTGGGAACCAGTGCCGGACAGGTCATGGGCGTCGGGGCAGGCGGCTTGCTCGGTACCGCTCCCTCAATCACGAACCTGCATAACGTACTCAATACCGAGTTCCGCAGTGCGGCCGTTCCGTCGAACCAGCCACCAGGTGGGGATGGCTACTGGAACCTTATGCATATCCGAGCAGGCGTCGACGCTCGGTGGACCACCATCCTTGCTCAAGAAGTGAACGGCTATCGGCTCGCGTTCAAGACCGTGGCTGTCGATCAGTCTGCAGCTACTGGTTGGTCGATGATCTACCACTCCAACAACACCACTCGCGCCGCTGACGGCACTCTGAAGGCGATCTGACCATGGCAAGAGCAGCAATCAACATCAAGGGCGATGGCTCGATCCTCGATATCACGTCGCTCGGCAAGTCGGATATCACCGTCGAACATCCCGGCCCCGGCCAGTACCTGGTCGCCGGAACGTTGGGCATGTGCCCTCCGCCAGAAGGCTGGGGGTATGTGATCAACCAGATGGACGCTGACGCATCCGTGGCCACCTCATATGCCGATGGGGTGCTGCTGGTGAGCGTGGCGAAGGAAGGGGAGCCAGCCGACTTGCTGCACAGCATCACCTTGCATGTGTCGGTTGAAGACCTTCCAGTACCGCAGCTACCCGAGCCTCAGACACCTGAGCCAGTAGACCCTCTATTGGTTGTGCAGGCAGAAACTGCCCGGTTGCGCTTGATCGCGGACGCTGCCATTGCCCCACTGCAAGATGCCGTCGATCTGGAAGAGGCCACCGATGCTGAAATGGCCCTGCTGAAGGAGTGGAAGCGCTACCGCTTAGCGCTCAACCGCCTGTCCGAGCAGCCCGGCTATCCGAACAGCATCGACTGGCCCTCGCCGCCGGCCTGATCCGCACCGAACACCACCAACCGCCGCCTGGCGGTATTTTTTTGCCTGGAGAAAACCCATGACCCAATCGCAGCCCCGCGGAGTTCGCAACAGAAACCCCGGCAACATCGATTTCAACCCCCGCAACGACTGGCAGGGCCAGATCGGCAAGGAACCTGGTGGCCGCTTCGCCATCTTCGACACGCCCGAGAACGGCATCCGCGCCCTGGGGAAGCTGCTGATCAACTACCGAGGCAAGGACGGCATGCCCGGTGTGGGCGGGAAGGGCATCGACACCGTGCTCGAAACCATCAACCGTTGGGCGCCGAGCAATGAGAACGACACCCAAGCCTACGCCTCGGCCGTGGCCAAGCGCATTGGCGTGCGCACCACCGACCCGATCGACATCCGAAACCCGGCCACGCTGAAGGGGATGGGGGTCAGCATCATCATCCACGAGAACGGCGGTAACCCGTACCCGCCGGCGATCATTGATGAAGGTGTGCGGCGGGCGCTGGCATGAGCTGGCTGGGCGCGGTACCGGCCTGGTGCTGGTGGCTGATCGCCCTGGTGCTGGTCGCCGGCGGCCAGCAGTACCGGGTGGTGGTTGCCCAGGGCGAGACCGGCTCTGCCCGGATCGAGCTGGCCGACTACCGCCTGCAGGTGGCCGAGCGCGACCGGCGCGCCGCGGCCCAGGCCAGAACCGAAGAGCAGCGCCGCCAGGCGGTGGCGGACAAGGAGGGCGAGAGTGCACGACAACAACTGGAGCTGGCCCAAGGCCGCGCCGCTGCTGCTGAGTCTGCTGCTGGTGGGCTGCGCGGGGAAATCGACCGACTGCGCGCCGGCCACCGAGCAACCTGCGACACCATCGCTGCCCAGCAGCGCCAGGCAGGAACCTCTGCCGTCGTGGTGCTCGGGGGATTGCTTGAAGAGTCTGACCGAATGGCGGGCAGCTGCGCAGCAGCGCTTGAGCGAAGCCGAATAGCTGGCCTGGCGTGCGAGGCGGTGGTCGACGGCATGCGCGTCAAGCCTTCCCCGTAGCCTCGTCTGGAAGAACCATGTCAGCCCATTCCTGCATCATCCCGCGCCGCTGCTCTATATAGGTGGCGTGGTTGTACACGTCGCGGATTGAGCTGCTGTCGGCGTGGGCTAGCTGGCGCTCGATCCAGTCCTTGTTGTAGCCGCGGCTGTTCATCTCGGTCGAAAACAGGTGCCGAAAGCCGTGCGGTGACTGTCGGCCGGTATAGCCGCAGCGGTCAAGCAGGTTCACGGCGTAGTTGATGCCGATTGGCCTCACGGCATCGGAACGGTTCGGGAACACGTATTTCATCCCGCCGGAGATAGGCAGCATCGAGCGCAGAAGCTCCACGGCTTGGCGCGATAGCGGCACCATGTGATCGCGGCGCATCTTCATCTTGCCGGCTGGGATGGACCAGGTCGCGGTGCCCAGGTCGATCTCCGCCCATTCGGCCTTGCGCACCTCTGTCGGCCGGCAGGCGGTGAGGATGAGCAGCTTGGTGGCGCACTGCAGTTGCAGGCCTGACTGGCTTTCCTCGATGGCCTTGATGATGGCGGGAATTTCGGAGAAGGCCATGAACGGCCGGTGTTTGTGCGGCGCCATCTTCTCGGTGACAGTGTGCATTTCCGCCGTAGGGTTGTTCTCGATCATGCCGGTGGCGATTGCATACCGGAAGACCTGGGCCATCCACTGCCTGGTCTTGACGGCGGTGGTCACCGATCCGCGGCGCTCAATCCGGCGAATAAGCGTGATCACGTCAGAGCGTTTGATGGAGTCGATCTGGCGCAGGCCAAAGGCCGGCAGTACATCCAGTTCCATCGCATTCGAAATAATCTTGATCGTCGATTCGGTCAGGCTTCCCTTCCTGAATTCCAGCCATTCGTCATAGACGCGGCGGAATGTCCTCTCCTGAGCGCCCAGGCGCTCTGCCTTCTTCACCTTCCTCGATTCGCGCGGGTCTGTTCCCTGCGCAACCTCTTCGCGCGCCTCATCCCTCCGCGCACGCGCCTCTTTCAAGCCGATCTCCGGGTATGTCCCAAGCGAAATCCTTGCCTGCTTGCCAAGCCAGGTGAACCTGAAGTGCCAGCTCTTCACGCCGGTGTCGGCGATGTACAGCGTCAGCCCGAGCGAGTCTGCCAGGGTGTAGCCCTTTTCCCGGGGCTTGGCCTGCCTGGCCGCGGTGTCCGTGAGCGCCACTAGTACATTGCCTCTCGCTGTGTGCTGGATGTACTGGATGATGTACTACATTTTTGGGATTGGGAAGGTACAGCGTGGTACGAGGCGATACGCCAATGACGCCTGATTCAAGGCGTCATGGCTGTTTGTGGTATCGCTCGGTTTTCGGCGGGAATCCACTGTGGAATCCTTGAAGATTTCCACGCTGTCATAACTCTATGTGAATCAATAATGCGCGCAGTCTACCAGCATGGCCGCTACAAGGCTTGCAGGCGTTCGTGCAACCGCCCGGTGGCGATCAGCTCCAGCAACTCATCACCCAGTCGCTGGCTTTCGGCGATCGCTTTGTACCAATAACGCTTGCGACCGGGCGCATCGCCCATGAAACGCTTGAAGTCGTTGCGATCTGGCAACTTGCCGAAGGGCAGGGCGGCCAGGTACTGCGGGGACGGCGTCATCAGCAGCACGTTCTGCAGACGCGTGGGGTCCCCTTTGCGCCAAGGCAGCGCCTTGTCGAACCAGCCGGGCACGACCTTGTCGGTAAAGTGCGGGTAGAGCACCAGGTCGCTACCGCGGTAGGGCAGGTCGAGGTGGTAGTCGAGCAGGCCGCCATCGCGGTAGGTGCCGGCACCAGCACCGGGAATGTCGCGCACGCCTTCCATCACCATCGGTATCGAGCCCGAGGCGAGCAGGGCCTGGCGCAGGTTGCAAAGGTCCAGCGGCAGGCAGCGCGAGGGAAAGTCGGTGAGAGCGTCGAGCGGCGGGGCGGCGCGGGCCCCCG